ACGGAGTTCTTGATTGACGCAGGGTGGCATCACGCCGGCGATGGCGCGCCGGATCGAGTTCTGGTCGATTGACCGGCTCGTGCCGTATGCGAAGAACGCCAGGACGCACTCCGCCGAGCAGGTGGCCCAGATCGCGGCCTCGATTGCGGAATTTGGATTCAACTCTCCCATCCTGGTCGATTCCGCGTTCGGCGTGATCGCTGGGCATGGCCGGTTGTTGGCAGCCCGGAAGCTGGGGCTGGCCGACGTGCCGGTGATCGTTCTCGATCATCTAACGCCGACGCAGAAGCGAGCTTACATCCTGGCCGACAACAAGCTCACCGAGCTGGGCGGCTGGAACGACGAGCTGCTGGCGGCGGAGTTGGCGTCGCTTGAGGCGGATGGGTTCGACGTCGGGCTGACCGGCTTTAGCGATCAGGACCTGGCGGTCCTTCTGGCCGACGATACGCCGCATGCCTCGCCGGCGGAGGAGTCCGCGGCCGAGATCGCGGAGGCGACCGCAGTTGCCGTCACGCAGCCAGGGGACCTGTGGACGATTGGCCCGCACCGGCTGCTGTGTGGTGATTGCCGGGATGCTGCGGTCGTGCGCGCGCTGTTTGGCGGGCGGAAGGCGGCTGTGGCCATCACGTCGCCGCCCTACGCCACGCAGCGGGAATACGATCCGTCGAGCGGCTTCAAACCGGTGCCGCCGGATGAGTACGTGGCCTGGTACCGGGCTGTGGCGGCGGGTATTGAGTCCGTCCTCGCGCACGATGGTTCATATTTCCTGAACATCAAGGAGCATGCCGAGGATGGCCAGCGCAGCCTGTATGTGAAGGATCTGACGCTGGCGCATGTGCGGCAGTGGGGCTGGCGGTTCGTCGATGAGTTCTGCTGGCGCAAGACCGACAACGGCGTGCCGGGCGGATGGAACAACCGCTTCAAGAACGCTTGGGAGCCCGTCTTTCATTTCTGCCGCCAGCAGCAGATCAAGTTTCGGCCGCAGGCTGTCGGCCATGTCTCGGAAGATTGCTTCGACTACTCGCCGGAGAATCCGAAGTCGGCGTCCGGCAGCGGCTTGCTGGGCACCGGGGCGCGCGGCGAGGCGGCGGGGCGTCCGGGAGCGGACGATGACGACGGGCGGTTCAAAGGGATCGCGCGGCCGAGCAATGTGATTGAGGCCAAGACCGAATCGACGCAGGGGTCGCATTCGGCTCCCTTCCCCCGTGCGCTGGCCGAGTTCTTTGTCCGGGCGTTTTCCGATGCCGGCGATGTCGTGTTCGACCCGTTCATGGGCAGCGGCACCACGATGGCTGCGGCCGCCGTGCTTGAACGGGTCAGCTACGGCATCGAAATCAGTCCGGCGTACTGCGACGTGATCCTGCGCCGGATCGCCCAACTGACCGGCGAGGAGCCGGTGCTGGCCGGTACGGGCAAGACGTTCGCAGCCGTTGCTGGCGAGCGCGGTGTCCCGGCCTCAACGGGCGCAAATCCGAAAGCTTCTGACGGTCGCCGGATCCAGCATCGCGGCCCGGCGCCGTTCTATGGGAGCCGCAGGGCTTCCTGACACGCAGTTCCAAACCAAGTCCACATAGGAGAAAACAGCATGCCTGAAGTCGCCACGCCGAACCAGGCCGAGCGGGAGTTTGAAACCGGCTCGGACGAGTTCTTCAAAAACCAAAGCCAGGTCAACGCCGGTTACGGCAATGTCCTGTTCGCCAACATCAAGCGGACCTACGACGAGTACCAGCAGGAGTCGCTCGAGTCGATCAAGCGCAACCGCTCGATCGTCGACAAGATGGTCTCCGACGCGCAGCAGTTCGACAACCAGCGCCAGGTGATCGCGAACCAGGCGCTGCAGAACGCCGTCGAGACGGCCAACATGGTCGGCAAACAGGCCGTGCGCCACTCCGACATCGCCATCGATGCGCAGTGGAATCCTGTCCAGCAGGGCGCCGCGGACACGATGCTGGCGCGCACGATGACCATCGACGACGCGAGCCTGAAGGCCATCGGCGCGATGGTCGCCGCCGCCGTGGCCGAGGCGCTGACCAAGAAGTCCTAACCCTCAACCATCCTCCTCCGAACCGGGGCGGCCGCGCTCTCTGAAGCTGGCCGCCCCGGCCTTTTTCCCACCCGAAAGGCACTCCATGAAAAACATCACTCTCGTATTGAAGCTCTTGCCGTTGATCCTCATGGCCGTCCGCGCCGTCGAGGACGCAATCCCGCTGCCCGGGCAGGGCCGCAGGAAACTGGACCTCGTGCTCGACGTCATCCAGCAGGCCTATGAGGCCAGCGACGAACTGTCCCGCTCGTTCACCTTCGAGCGGCTCGTCTCTGTTGTGGTGCCGATGATCGGCAAGATCGTCGATCTGAACAACGAGCTCGGCCTGTTCAAGAAGTCGGCGCAGCCGGTAAAGGCATGACGGATCTGCAGGTAGAGCGGTGGCCGGTGGATCGGCTGGTTCCTTACGCACGAAATGCGCGTACGCATAGCGAGGAACAGGTCGCCCAGATTGCGGCGTCGATCGCCGAATTTGGCTGGACCAACCCCATCCTCGCCGGAGCCGAGGGAATCATCATCGCCGGCCACGCCCGCCTGCAGGCTGCTCGTAAGTTGGGCATGGCCGAAGTGCCCGTTATCGTCCTGGATCATCTGACAGAGACGCAGCGGCGCGCGCTGGTCATCGCCGATAATCAGCTTGCGATTACCGGCGCGTCCTGGGATGCGGAGATGCTGCGCGTCGAACTCGAGTCGTTGCGCGAGGACGATTACGACCTGAGCATCCTGGGCTTCGCAGACGAGGAGATCGAGGATCTGCTCGCCGAGCAGGATCGCAGCGCTGCCGGGCACACGGACGAGGATGCTGTACCGGAGAAGCCGGATACCGCGGTCACGCTGCCGGGTGACGTGTGGATGCTCGGACAGCACAGATTGCTGTGTGGCGACTCCACGCAGATTGACGCTCTGGAAAAGGTGTTGGCCGGCGGCCTGGCGGACATGACCTTTTGCGACCCTCCCTACAATGTGAACTACGGCGCGACGATGAAGGACAAGCTGCGAGGTAAGTCGCATCGCAAAATCGCCAACGACAATCTGGGCGGCGGCTTCGAACAGTTCCTCCGCGACGCCTGCGCCAACATCCTGACCGTCACCAAGGGCGCTATCTACATCTGCATGTCGTCGTCGGAATTGCACACGCTGCAGAAAGTGTTCCGCGAATCGGGCGGCCACTGGTCGACCTTCGTCATTTGGGCGAAGAACACCTTCACAATGGGGCGCGCTGATTACCAGCGGCAGTACGAGCCGATGCTCTACGGCTGGCGGGAGGGTTCGGATCATTACTGGTGTGGGGCGCGGGACCAGGGCGACGTCTGGTTCGTGAAGAAGCCGGTTGTCAATGATCTCCATCCGACGATGAAGCCCGTGGAACTCGTGGAGCGCGCCATCCGCAACTCCAGCAAGAGCCGGGACACCGTGCTGGATCCGTTCGGCGGATCCGGCACGACGCTGATCGCTTGTGAGCGCACGGGCCGCCAGGCGCGGCTCATCGAGCTCGACCCGAAGTACTGCGATGTCATTGTGCAGCGATACCAGGACCACTACGGAAATTCCGCAGTGCTCGAAGGCGACGGACGGAGCTTCGCCGATGTCGCCGCTGAACGAACCCCAGTGGCAGCGTGAAGTGGATCGGTGTCGCAGTGAAATTGCACACGTCGAGTCTCAGCTTCGCGACGGTCACCCGGATGTCGAAGGACTCGTTTTGGCGTTGGCCGATTGGTCCCAGGAACTGCGGATCCTGATGAGAGAAATCCCGAATGAATGAAACGCTTCTGAAGATGATCGTTCCAGCCATCGGGCTGATCTCCGGTCTGGTGGCCACTTATGTGAGCCTGCAGAACAGGGCTCTGCTGGCCGACGTGCGGCGGGAGATTGCAGAAATGGAAAACCGGCTGTTTGTGCGGATCAACGGGACGTACATCAGGCAGGGCGAGTGCCAACTCCGCAGGGAGTTGTTCCTGCAGCGGCTGGCGGTGTTGGAAGAAGACGCCAAGAACAACAACGCCGCGGCTGAGTAAGCCGGCGGCAGAGTGTCATGCGTATGGCTATCCGCAGTCGTGTTGGGGTTGGCCGTCGGGGATCCAGCCGTACTGGAGCCAGCCGTCGGCATCGGGTCCGATGAAGCCGAAGTAGCAGCCGGGGAAGGCGTCCGAGAGCCAGAGGTAAGCCTCGTCGATGGCTTCATCTTCGAGATCCCGGCGGCGCAGTTCCTGGAAGATGTCCGACTTGGTGCGGATGACCTTGTTCACCACACTGCCCAGAGCGCCTGGGAACCGGTCCATCCGCGAGGGATGGATCCGGAAGGCGACTCCGGGCTGGGTGTAGGCGTAGTTGCGAGCGTGGCGGACTGGGTGCGTCATGCGTGATTGCCTCCTAGCCGATGCGGTAGATCCGGGAGCCGTCTTCGCGCTTGGCGCTCGTGACGGCCAGGCCCATTTTCTTGGTGATGGCGCCGGAGATGAAGCCTCTCACGGAGTGAGCCAACCAGCCCGTTGCGGACATGATGTCGTCGAGTGTGGCGCCTTCGGGCCGGCGGAGCAGGTCGAGGACGATGGCCTTCTTGCTGCCTTCGCGCGCCGTGGGCGTCGCGTCAGGCGCGGTGGCCTGTTTGGTCGCATTGGCGGGCTTCGGCGCGACGGGGGCCAACGGGCGCGCGGGCGTGGGCGTCAGGGCCTGGATGGCGCGCCAGATGCGGGCCACGGCGGTCTTGCGGTCGGTGAACTTCTTCACCGGCTTCAGATCGTCGAAGGGCACGACGCCGGCGAACTCGTTCCAGACCTCCGCGAACCGGGCCAGAGGCCAGGCGGCGGAAAGCTTGGCGAGTTCCTTCTCGGAAGAGAAGCTGCCCTCGAGGTTTTCGACGCGGGCGAGCCGGTCCTCCTCGAAGGCGGAGAACGCCGTGATGGTGTTGTCTGTGGAGATGGTGAATGTCGTCATGACTGTCCTTTCAGGTCTGTGATCGGTCTTGCGGCCTAGTAGTCCAAGCCTTTCGCGTCCACCGCGCTGCGGTCGCCGAGGGAGGCCAGCACGTAGGCGAGTTCCTGGCTGACGTGGCCGAGGTCGCCAGCGTAGCCCCAATTGGCTGGCTCGGCGGCCTGGTGGCGCTTGTGCTCGTCGAGGCGTTTGGCGATGCGTTTGAGCAGGTCGTGGCACTCGGCATGGCGCTCGGCGTAGCAGGCGGCGGCGGTTTGTTTGGCTTGGGTGTTCCTCATGGCGAACCCATTCATCACTCCGGTTCCGATTAGAAGCAACTGGAATGATCGAAAGGCCGCGAAGAATCTTCAATGGCGCTGCTGAGTCTCCGCGCGTACGCCAAACATCGCGGCGTGAGCCTGGCGGCTGTGCAGAAAGCGATCAAATCCGGCAGGATCGCGACGACCGCGGACGGCTCGCTTGATTCGGAGCGCGCCGATGCCGACTGGAGCACCAAGACGCGGCCAGGGCAGAAACGGCGTTCGCCGGCGCCGGCGATTGTTGCTCCGGTGGTACCGTTCGTGGAGCCGCCGCGAAGTGATGCGGGCGGCGCCGGCGGCCTGGATTACTTCCGCGCACGGGCGATCCGGGAGAGCTACCTTGCTCGCCTGGCGAAGATCGAGTTCGAAGAGAAGTCGGCGAAGTTGGTGAGCCGCGATGAGGTGCAGATTGCAGCGTTCACCAAGGCGCGCACGGTGCGCGACAGCTTGCTGAACATCCCGGACCGGCTGGCGGCGACACTCGCTGCCGAAACCGATGCCGACAACGTGCACCAGATGCTGACCGTGGAGATTCGAAAGGCCCTGGATGAACTCGCTGGCGCAGACCGCGACTGACGTCTACAACGAAGCCTTCGACTCCGGGCTGAGGCCGGATCCGCTGCTGACGGTGTCGGAGTGGGCGGACCGTTACCGGCGGCTGTCGGGGAAAGCTTCCGCGGAGCCAGGTCCCTGGCGCACGGACCGGACTCCATACCTGCGCGAAATCATGGACAGCCTCGCTCCATCGTCGCCGGTTGAAACGACCGTCTTTATCAAGGGCTCACAGATCGGCGGGCCTCTCGCCCTCGACACGGTGATCGCCACCGTGGATGGCTGGACCACCATGGGGACGATTCGGGTTGGCGACCGGGTGTTTGACGAGAATGGCCACCCGGCACGGGTCGTGGGCGTCTCCGACGTCTTCTTCGATCGGGAGTGCTTCGAGATCACGTTCTCCGACGGCAGCCGCATCGTGTCGGACGGCACGCATCGTTGGGTCGCCTGGGATGACTTGGGGCCCGGCAAACGCCGGCTTGTGAAGACGACGACGGCCGCGATGCACCCCCGGCACAAGGCAGGCGGAAGGAAGCGAAGAAATCGCTATGCCATTGATGTGGCTGGCCCTCTTTGCCTGCCCGAGGCCCCATTGCCACTCGATCCCTATTTGCTTGGGTACTGGCTCGGCAACGGCAGTGCCGTGATGAACCACATCACCATCCATGAGGATGATCACGAGATTGTGGATCATCTGTCGCGCTCACGAGTGAAGGTGGAGTACCGGCAGCCCTGGTGGATAAAAGGCCGCGCGGCAAACATCCTCGTGGATGGCGGGCGAAAGAGGGCGAGACTCGAAGACGGCTCATTCGGCCCGGTGGCGGTCGCTGAGGGCGACATCTACTTCATGGGCTGCCTGCGTGAGCTTGGCGTTGTCGGCAACAAGCACATCCCCGCAGCGTACCTTCGCGGGAGCTTCAGCCAGAGGCTGGCTCTTCTGCAGGGCTTGATGGACTCTGACGGGCATATCTGCCGGGGGGGCCGCTGCGAGTATACGACGCACACACCCGCGCTGCTCCGTGGCGCCTATGAACTGCTCATGACTCTGGGCCTGAAGGCCACGATCTACCGTCGGGAGCCCAAACGGATTGAAATCTGCGGAAGGCCCGCGCAGTCCCGGGAGGGCTGGCGGGTCTCGTTCATGGTCTACGACGACATCCCGGTGTTCCGGTTGAGCCGGAAGCTGCGGAGGCAGGTTGACCGTGGTGGGAGGCGCACGACCGAGACCGAAAGGCGCAGGATTGTTTCGATCCGAAGAGTCGAATCGGTTCCGGTCCGGTGTATCGCCGTCGATTCGCCTAGCCATCTGTTTCTCGCTGGCCGGTCGATGATCCCGACGCACAACACCGAGGCCGGCAACAACTTCGTCGGCTACGTCATCCACAAATCACCCGGGCCGATGATGCTGGTCCAGCCAACGGTCGAGATGGCCAAGCGCAACTCGAAGCAGCGCATCGACCCGCTGATTGAGGAGAGTGAGCCGCTGCGGCAGTTGGTGAAAAGCCCACGCTCGCGCGATTCGGGCAACACCGTGCTGTCGAAGGAGTTTCCCGGCGGCGTGCTGGTGATGACCGGCGCCAACTCCGCCGTGGGGCTGCGCTCGATGGCCGTGCGGTATCTGTTCCTGGATGAGGTGGATGCCTATCCGGGCGATGTCGACGGTGAGGGCGATCCGATCAACCTGGCCTTCGCGCGCACGCGGACGTTTGCGCGGCGCAAGGTGTTCATGGTGTCGACGCCTCTGATCACCGGCTTGAGCCGGATCGAGGCGGCGTTTGCCGAAAGCGACCAGCGGCGATTCTGGGTGCCGTGTCCGCATTGCGGGGAGTTTCAGGTGCTGAAGTTCGAGCGGCTGCGCTGGCCGAAGGGCGAGCCGCAGAAGGTCGCCTATATGTGCGTCTCCTGTGAGCAGGCGATCTTCAATCACCATAAAGCGGCCATGCTGCCGCGTGGCGAGTGGCGGCCGGAGGCCATCGGCGACGGCCGGACGCGAGGCTATCATCTGTCGAGTCTCTACAGCCCCGTGGGCTGGTACGGATGGGATAGGGCGGCCGACGACTGGGAGAAAGCCCAGAAGGACGTCGAGCGTTTGAAGTCGTTCGTCAACCTGGTGCTGGGCGAATCGTGGCAAGAGCGCGGCGAGGCGCCCGACTGGCAGCCGTTGTACGACCGGCGGGAGGATTACGCGCTCGGCACGGTCCCCAGCGGCGGGCTTTTCCTCACCGCCGGCGCCGACGTCCATCCGAACCGGATCGAGGTGGAAGTCGTTGCATGGGGGCGGGCGAAGGAGTCCTGGTCGGTGGACTACCGGGTCTTGATGGGAGACACCGCCCGGCCCGAGGTGTGGCGGCAGCTTGACGCCGTGCTGGATGAAGAGTTTCCTCATGCCCACGGGATGCGGCTACCGATCCGCGTGCTGTGCGTCGATTCGGGCTACAACCCGCGCATCGTTTATGACTGGGTCCGCGCCCATCCGCAGGCATCGTGGGGTCCGGCCGGAGCGCGGGCGCCGCATCCGAAATCGGCTGTGGCGGTGAAGGGCACGGCACGGACGGACCGGCTGATCTTGGGCGCGTCGCCGGTGGATGCGAGCAAACGCCGTGGTACGAGGCTGTGGACGCTGGGCACACCGGTGGCGAAGTCGGAGTTGTACAGCAGGTTGCGTCTGGCTCCACCGACAGAGGAAAGCGGCGAGGCGTTCCCGGCTGGGTACTGCCACTTCCCGCGCTACGAGGAAGACTACTTCCGGCAACTGACGTCGGAGAGCTTCATCAAGGGCCACTGGGTGCTGGGCGCCAACGCGCGCAACGAAGCCCTGGACGCCAGGGTGTATGCGCGCGCAGCCGCATCCATTTACGGGATCGACCGTTTCATCGAGCGCCACTGGCGTGAGTTAGAAGCCGCCGTGGCAAAGACGGAAGGGGCTTCGGATGTCGCCGGTGATATGCCGGCGCCTTCGGGGCCGCCCCCGATTCGTCGTGTCGTCGTCCACTCGAACTGGATTCAACGCTAAATGGCTTATACCCAATCCCAACTCGAAGCGCTCGAGGCAGCGCTCGCGAGCGGTACCCTCCGCGTCACGTTTGAAGGCCGCAGTGTCGAGTACCGCAGCGTCGACGAGATCAAGAAGGCGATCGCCGAGGTGAAGGCCGGCCTGGCGGTGGCGAATCCGGCGACGCCGCGCACGCGCATGATCCGGGTCTTCACGGAGAAGGGCTTCTAGGCGATGGGCTACTGGCGCAATCTAATCCGGGCGGCGGTCCCGGCGCTGCGGCTGAGCGCGGGCTACGAGGCTGCCGCGACGACCCGCCGGACGCAGGGCTGGAATCCATCGACAGACGGCATCAATGCGTTGGTGAGTGGCGGGGGCGACGCACTGCGGTCGCGCTCCCGCGACATGGTGCGCCGCAACGCGTGGGCCTCGAATGCGATCGACAGCTTCGTCGCCAATTCAGTCGGCACCGGGATCAAGCCGCAGTCGAAACACCCCGATGCGGCGGTTAAGCGGAAGCTGCAGAGGTTGTGGCTGCGCTGGACCGACGAGGCCGATGCATCGGGATTGACGGACTTCTATGGTTTGCAGGCTCTCGTATGCCGGGCAACCGTCGAGGGCGGCGAGTGCATCGTCCGTCTGCGGCCGCGCCGGCCGGAGGACCGGCTGAGTGTGCCGCTGCAACTGCAAATGCTTGAAGCCGAGCATCTGCCGGCATCGCGAAACGAAAACCTGGCGAACGGCAATGTCATCCGCGCTGGGATCGAGTACGACAAGATTGGTCGCCGCGCAGCGTATCACCTCTACCGTGAGCATCCCGGCGAGAAGCTGATGTTTGCCCGCGCTGGCGAGACCACGCGCGTCACCGCTGATGGGGTCCTGCATGTCTACAAACCGCTTCGCCCGGGTCAGCACCGTGGCCAGCCGTGGCTGACGCAGGTCCTGGTGAAGCTCCATGAACTCGATCAGTACGACGACGCCGAGCTGGTCCGCAAGAAGCTGGCGGCGATGTTTGCCGCCTTCATCATCGAGAACAACCCGGACGATCCGGTGATCGGCGCGAAGCCGGGCGAGGCGGCCAAGGATGCCAGCGGCGTCCCTCTGGCCGGCCTCGAGCCTGGCTCGATGGTGAAGCTGCTGCCGGGCGAAGACGTGCGGTTTACCGAGCCGGGCGATGTGGGCGGGATGTATGCGGAATTCATGAAGGTGCAGCTGCGCGCAATCGCCGCCGGGCTGGGGATCACCTACGAGCAGCTGACAGGGGATCTCGAAAAGGTCAACTACTCCTCGATCCGCGCGGGTCTGCTTGAGTTCCGCCGCCGCTGCGAGCAGTTTCAGCACCAGGTGATGGTCTTTCAATTCTGCCGCCCGGTGTGGCGGGCCTGGATCGAGGCGGCTGTGCTGGCAGGCGAAATCCCGGCGCGGGATTACGCCCGCAACCGCTCGTTCTATTTGGATGTCGAGTGGCGGCCGCCGTCCTGGGACTGGGTCGATCCGCTCAAGGACATGAAGGCCGAGGTCACAGCGGTCCGTGCGGGATTCAAGCCTCGTGGCGCGGTGATCAATGAGATGGGTTACGACGAGGAAGACGTCGATCGCCAGATCGCGGCCGACAACGAACGGGCGGATTCGCTTGGTCTGACCTTCGACACTGATCCCCGGAAAACCACCGCAAACGGACAGCAATCGCAAGCTGGCGTGCCGTTGCTGCCGCCGGCGCAGACCCCAGCAGAGGAAAGCTCCCTGATCCAATGACGACACTGCCCCACATCGCCGCGCGTGTTTTTGACACGCCGCTCATGATCGACGCCACCAAGCTCAATGCCGTGCTCGCGGCCCTGGCGCCCCGTCTGGGCGTCGAGTCTCCGGCTGCCGACATCGCGCTGATGGCCGAACACCGCAGCCGGAAGCCGTATGCGGTTTCCTCTGCGGGGATCGCCGTGATCGAGGCCTCCGGGAGCCTCGTGAACCGGGCCTCGGGGATGGACGCGCAGTCCGGGCTCACTTCCTATGAGCAACTCGGCAATGAAGTCCTTGACGCCGCGACGGATCCGCAGGTGCGCGGCATCCTGCTGCGCGTGGACAGCTACGGCGGCGAGGCCAACGGCGCCTGGGACGCCGCGGATCTGATCGCGCAGGCCGCGCAATTGAAGCCGGTCTGGGCGTCGGTGGACGACTGGGCTCTCAGCGGCGGCTATCTGCTGGCCTCGGCCGCGGATCGCGTCTGGGTGACGCGCACGGGCGCGGTGGGCTCGATCGGGGTCATCGCCATGCACCTGGACCAGAGCGGCTTCGACGCTGCGCATGGCCTCAAATACACGACTGTCTTCGCCGGCGACCGCAAGAACGATCTCAACGCACACGAGCCGCCGTCCGAGGAGGCTCTCGATGTCCTTGCTGCAGAAGTGCACCGTCTCTACGGCATGTTTGTCGGCGCTGTCGCCGGGCGCAGGGGTCTGAGCGCTCAGGCCGTTCGCAATACCGAAGCGGGCATCTTCCATGGCGCTGATGCCGTGGCGCGGGGCCTGGCCGACCGTGTCGGCACGTTCCGTGAGGCGCTGGCCGAGATGTCCGCGCAACTTCAACCCGTAACAGGAGGTTTCAAAATGTCCGACACCTTGCCGGCGGCCGCCGCGCCGCCGGAATCCACCCCCAACCTTGCCGCGCTCGCCTCCGATGCCCGTGATCGGGGCTACGCCGAGGCGGCCGAAATCGTCGAGCTTTGTGGACTGACCGGGCATCCGACCCTGGCGAGCGAATTCATCGTGCGCCGACTCAGCGCTTCGGATGTCCGCAAGGAACTGCTGGCGCTGAAGGCGAGCGAGGACAGCCAGGCCGAGATCCGGTCCCATGTGCTGCCGAACGCCTCTACCGGCGTCCCACAGAATCTCGACGAAAACCCCGTCGTCAAAGCCTGCGCCGCTCTCGGCGCGAAAGGAGACCGATAGCCGATGAGTGTCCAGACTGAAGGCATGCGCTTGGGCGACTGGCTCAAGTGGGAAGTTGATAACCAGTACAGCCGGGATGTGGTGACCATCCTGGCGGGCAGCGGAGCGGAGCGCGCGCTCACCACCGGCATGGTGCTGGGCCGCGTGACGAAAGGTGCTGCGGTCGGCGCGGCCGTCGCCGGCAACAGCGGTGACGGCACGATCACTGCGGCTCCGGCGGTCGGCCAGGCGGCCAAGCCCGGCGTCTACCGTGTGGTTTGCATCGAGCCTGCCACCAACGGCGGCAAGTTCGCGGTCGAGGATCCCGACGGCATCCTGGTCGGCATTGCGGCCGTGGGCACGGAGTTTGCGACGCAGCTGACCTTCACGATCGCTGACGGCGATGCCGACTTCGCTGCCGGTGACGCCTTCACCATCACGGTCGCCGCAGGCTCGGGCAAGGTGGTTCAAATTGGCTTCTCGGCCACCGACGGCTCGAACGTGGCATGCGGCCTGCTGACCGAACCCGCCACCGCGCCGGATGGCTGGGACCGTTCCGCTGTGGCCGTGGTCCGCAACGCCATTGTGTCGGCCAACGGCATCACCTGGCCTGCAGGGGCCACGACGAATCAGAAGAGCGCGGCCATCGCGCAACTCAAGAGCCTGGGCATTCTTGTCCGGGAGGGAGCGTAAGGAAATCCCATGTCCATGCTGAATCCGTTCACCACCGAAGCGTTCAATATGGTGGCTCTCACTGCCGCCATCAACCGCATCCCCAACACCTACGGCCGCCTCGAGCAGCTGGCTCTGATGCCTGCGACCGGCGTGCGGCTGCGCACCATCATCATCGAGGAGATGAGCGGTGTGCTGAACCTGCTGCCCACGCAGCCGGTCGGCGCGCCGGGCACGCTCGGAACGCAGGGCAAGCGCAAGGTCCGCAGCTTTGTGATCCCGCACATCCCGCACGATGACACTGTGCTGCCCGAAGAGGTCCAGGGCATCCGGGCCTTTGGCTCGGAGACCGAGACCGATGCACTGGCTGGATTGATGGCCCAGAAGCTGCAGACCATGCGCAGCAAGCATGCCATCACGCTCGAACATCTCCGCATGGGGGCGCTCAAGGGCGTGATCCTCGATGCCGACGGCTCGACGCTCTACAACCTCTACACCGAGTTCGGCATCACGGCGAAGACCGTCAACTTCGCGTTGACGACCAACACCACCGAGGTGCTCACCAAGGTGCTCGAGGTAAAACGCCACATCGAGGACAACCTGAAGGGCGAGTTCATGAGCGGCATCATGTGCCTCTGCTCGGCTGGTTTCTTCGATGCGCTCACGACGCATCCGAAGGTGAAGGAAGCCTACTCGCGCTGGCAGAACGGCCTGGCGCTGCTGTCGGATAACCGCATGGGCTTCACCTTTGGCGGCGTGACGTTTGAGGAGTACCGCGGCCAGGCGACCGACGCCGCCGGCAATGTGCGCAAGTTCATCGCCGACGATGAGGCGCACTTCTTCCCGCTGGGTACGGCGTCGACATTCAAGACCTACTTCGCGCCGGCGGATTTCAACGAGACCGCCAACACGCTCGGCTTGCCGCTCTACGCCAAGCAGGAGCCGCGCAAATTCGGGCGGGGGACGGATCTGCACAGCCAGTCCAACCCGCTGCCCATCTGCCACCGGCCCGAAGTGCTGGTGAAGGCGACCAAGGCCTAAGCCATGGCGTGGGACAACTCGATCGGGGCGCTGAACTCGGCCTGCCTCGCCGCGTTCGGGAGGCTGGTCACCTACCGGCCCGCTGCGGGCGCTCCGGTCGAGCTTCGCGGAATCCTCCAGACGGGTGCGCAGCTTGAAGGCCGCGCGCCCGGCGTTTATGCAGTCCTGTTCCTGCAGGCCGCGGATCTGCCGGCAGGAGCGGGCCTGGGTGATGCGGTTGCGATCGGTGCCGACACCTACAAGGTGTTTGAGATGGAGTCCGACGCGGGCGGTGGCGTGAAGCTCGCTCTGCGGAAGGAGTAAGGCAAGGATGGCATCGGTTCGCGTCTGGCAGAAAAAACAACTGCGATTGGATCGGCTCAACTTCACCCAGCGCCAGATGTTTATGCTCGGCAATGTCGGCGCCGGGGTTGTGAAAAACCGCTTGCGCGCGGCGCAGGGCCCCGAAGATACGCCGGCGAAGCCGCTCACGAAGAAGTACGCGATCCGGAAGTCGAAGCTTGGCCTCGGCAACCGCCGCAACCTTTCATTCACCGGCTCGATGCTCCAGAACTTGGCGGTCCGCACGGTGAGTGAGAACCGGGCCAAGGCCGGCCTGTCCACCCGGAAAGATCGGCTGAAGGCCTGGGCAAACCAGAAGATCCAGCCGTGGCTCGTGTTTTCGCCCAAGAACAAGGCTGCTGTGACTGAGGCGGCGCGGCGGATCTTCGAAGAGATGAAGAAGCGGCTGGCACTCCAGCGAAGCCTCGGCGGGAGACAGAGATGATCGATACGTCCGAACTCGTAAACAACTTGGTTGCGCTGCTGCGCGACATCCCGGATCTGGTCGCCGAGATGGGCGGCGACGCGAGCCGGATCTACGCCTATCACGACCAGTATCCGAAACGGTCAAGCATCGCCCTGGCGATTCATCAGATGCCTGCGCCATCGATCATGGCCGCCTGGCAGGGAACCGTGCCGGGCACTTTTGGCGGCAACGACGTCTGGAAGCACCAAGTCACTCTGTACCTGCGCTCGCGGGAAACCTTCGACGGAGACCCGCCGACCGCTTATTACATGCTATTCCGGCTGATCACCAAGGGCGCCCCGTCCTCGGATGGAGCCCCGATGCTGAATGTGACCGTGCATCCCTCCTGTTACCCGATGGATGTGCCGTCGATCCAGCGGGCCACGGACGCCGAGGGCCTGGATTACTTCGAAGTGCAGATGTCATTTGTGGAGGCCGGAGATGATTGACCCCGCGAAGGTGTGGCTTCGCCCGCCCCATGGGCAGGGCGAGCCGGAAGAGGTAGAGGCGACGCCGGCGGTGCTCGTACCCAAGTTGGTCGCCGGCTGGGCCCAGTGCCCGCCGCCCCCGAAGAAAGACAAGCAGGAGGTGAAGCCCGATGTCGACAGCTAGACTCCAGGAAGTGCTCATCTGCTTCGGCAAGCAGAAGCAGACCGACATCGCGACGGCCAACACGGTCGGCCAGATGTGGCGGCTCCGCAAGCTCAACGCCCAGCTTGCCAACCCGAAGCTCAACACCGAAAACGACGCCGACGAGTACGGCAAAGGCCACGAGTTTGCCACCCAGTCGTTCCAGACGTCCTGGGACGCGGGCAGCACCCTTGAGAAGTATCTGAGCGCCGAGATCGCCGCCTGGGCGATGGCGTTCTCGCTCGGAAAAGTCGTCAAGTCCGGCACCGCACCGGATCTCACTTACACCTGCGCGCCGCTGTTTCCGGCCAACGGCGATGCGGCCGAGTTGCCGTATTTTAGCTTCGTCGAGCAGATCCGCCCGGGCGCGGGCGTCGTGCTCGACCGGATGGCCGTGGGCTGCGCCATTGAAGGCTGGACGATCTCGATCGGCAGCGGGCCAGGCCGTGCCAACTCGAAGATCAACGTCGAATTCGTCGGTTCAGGTAATATGACCGAGCCGTCGGCCATTGTGGTCCCTGCTGCGACGCTCGAAAAGCTGCTGCCGTCGGCCTCGCTGGCGCTGTCCATCAACGGCGTCAACTATGTGTCGAGCAAGAACATCGTCTCGCTCGAAACCTCGTGGAAGAACAACGTCCTGCTCGACGCCGGCTTTTATCCGGGCTCGGGCTTCCAGACCGCCGGCGATGCGACCAGCGGTGCCGTCCGCGGGCGGCTGGAATTCGGCAAACGGCAGGGGGCGCTCAAGTTTGTTGCCCGGTTCGAGAACGGATCGACAGAGCTGACCAAGCTCAAAAGCCAGACCACCGGCACAGCGGTCATTTCGCTCGCCTACGACGCCACCAACTCGCTCGAACTCACCTGGCACAAGGTCTCGTTTGCAACCGTCGAGGTCGGCGAGACCGACGGCATCGTCACCGTGGCAGTCGAGTGCTTGCCGATGTATGACGCGACCAATGGAATCGTCTCCGCCGTGGCCAAGTGCGGCGTGGACAGCATTGGCCAGTAGGACAACTTCAGGAATATTTATCTGAAGTCATCAGAGGAGACTTTTTCATGGAACAGACTCAGAACGTTTTCGACTCCGCGCGCCCAATCGCGCTGAACCTACGGACGCCCGCAGGCCTGAAGACCGTCCGCGTGCGTTTCCCAACCAACGAGGAGTGGATCGAGCGGCAACGCCGCCGCAAGGTGATCGTGAAGCAGCTTGGGCGCGGGATTTCCGAAACCACTATCCCGAACTCGGAGGACGCCGACGCGGCATTGCTGGCCAAGATCCGCGTGCCGGAGCCGGATGCTCCGGACGTGGATCCCTTTGAGGCCAGCCGCGTCATCGAGCAACTGGGCCAGGCCGAGGTCGATGATGTCGTCCAGGTGGGCGACGGCTTCGACGTCACACTCCGAGTCCTTGGCGGGACCGTCACCCACTCCCTGCGCATGCCCTCGGCGAAGGATGTCTTCGAGTACCGGCGCGGCTTCGCCCGTGTGCTCGACCATCCCTACAATCGCCAGGAGTTGATCATCAACCTCGCGCCGGCGGGCGCACTGTACAAGCGGTTGGTGCAGGGTGCCGAGGGATACGCCGGCGATGTGCCGATCATTCACCAGGCGGTGGCAGTAAAGGCGGCCATCGACGCTCTGGATGCCTCCTTCCAGGAGACCGTGGACCCAAAGTGATGAGCGGGGAGTGGCCAGAAACGCCCTCCCTGCGATTCCTGGTTCATTGGGCGCTGCGCCGGGATGAACTTTGCGATCCCGGTCTCTGCCATGACGCACCCGACGGCGGAGGACGGTGCGACCATTGCCCGTTGGATAGGCTCGACGCTGCACAGGCCTCAGGGGCCGGCCAACAACTGCGCAGGGCTATCGACCTGCAGATGGCTTTGAAGCTAGGCTTCAGAATCGGTCTCGACGAAATCCGGGCAGATGAGTTCGCGGCATTGTTCATTCTTGGAGAAGAGCGCGATCGACTGGACCGAGAGAATTCAGCATGATAGGGGATCCCCGCGCGACCTGACCTCGAAGGGGCGGTTACACTAATCGCCGCGTGAGGTCTTCATTCCTGTGGCCGGCCATCCTGCACGTACCTAGAGGCACCACTTCATCGGGCGGGGCGTTCAAACGGCCTGAACTCCACAGCGCACAGCAAGGATGCCCAGGAGAATGCAACGCTCAATCACTACATTTCTGCTATTCAAGTATTTGGCCTGAGCCGCCTGCTCACGGAGGCAATGCATCGATGCCGAGCGATATTCGCAAGATTGATCCCACCCTTAAGCTGGGGCTGCAGGAACTCTGCAAACCGGGAGAGGGGCGCGGTTCGTTCAGCTTCCAACTCCAGTATGCGAAGCAGCAGATCGAGGACATTCTGTTGAACCTCGATGAACTTGTCGAGAATACAATCGCCGAGGCCCCGCATCGCACGACGGACTTCTGCTTAGATCGCACGACAGACCCCCCTCTCACACATGAGGAGGTTAAATGGGAACGGGCAATGCACAGGAAGTGGGGACCCGGAAGTTCGAGCGAATATACTCCAGTCTGTAAGCACATTCAGACCTACCAATATCCACTACGGGCCTCTCGTGAGGATAGGAACTGGGGCGCGATCGATCTTCTCGGCATCGGAAGGTACCTGCTCCCAGTGCCAAACGAACTGAAGAGACGCAAGACCAACGAAACTCCCCTTCGAATGTTGGTGGAAGTAGCCGCTTACGGATTCGCAATCCGAAAGGCCTGGCCGACACTTAAGGACCATTGGGCCAGAGCGATGGTTTCGGCTGGCGCGCAGCCCTCGCAGCTTCCCGCAAGCTTGGACAGGTTAACTTTGGTCGGTGTCGCGCCGGAGGAATACTGGTTAAGGGCTCTGGGACGGTGGCCCAAAACTAAGGCTGGCACTTTTCCAGCCGAGGCTTGGCCGCCCTTCTGGGAACTGGTCGATACTCTTGGACGCTGGTTCGACATCCATTTTGTAGCTGTCGAAGGCATCTGGAACGATGTGGGGTTGCCAACAATAGCCGGCGCACGGTTGCTTGACCTCCGGTCTGATTCGGGGCAGTAATTGGAGCGAGGCGAGATGGCTCGCTGGATTTCAGACAGTCCACCACTCACCATCATTCCGGCGCTCCACATTCCCGAATAGTTCCGCGAAGCGATCAGCGTTGACGGTATGAATGGGCACTACTGGGGCGCTTGGAAAGGCTCGTCGCAGAGCCATCAATTCCTGAACCGCAGCGTGTCCTGACGTGTGGCACTCGCTGAGAGGAATACCGTACCGATGGAGCCATTCCAGAAATTGCTGGGTCTTGGGATCCTTCAAATAGCCTGACCAGAGGGAGTAGATGAGCCTGGCCCCTGGCAGGCAGGAGGCTTGCTCGACGTCATTGATCATGCTCGGCCTGAACAGCATTACAGATGTTGCCGCAGCTTGAGCAAGCTGCTCGGGAAAGATACGCCAAGGCCGGTAGCTATTGGCGATGGCGAACTCGCCGCGCCGGACGATCTGCCGTCGTTGCGTGCCAGGTAGAAATACCTTGATGTGATCCCAACCGGCCTGTGGCAGCCGTTCGTTACCGGTCGCCCTCAAGACATGGGCGGTGTACATGTCGATGATGAACTGCCGTCCTGCCTTCACACAGGCCCGGAATATGGTGACCAGCCTGTCTATGTTCTGGCCGGAACAACAGACCAGCGGCATCCCTTCGGTCTGCTGAAACAACTCTACGAAACGTTGCTCCAGCGCCGCTTCTGTGGGAAACGCCTGATCTTTCCGGCCGATGGTTGTCCCCTCCATCAGCAGCACGTCCACCCGCTCGGGAGGTTGAACAACGAGCTTCTGGAAGAGCGCTCCTTTGCGGCCGTGCGCCCGCAGGTCGCCCGAATAGAAAAGCCGCTTGCCATCTGCCTCAACCAGCAGGGCATACGAGTCGTACGCGGAGTGATCCACGAGGAAAGGAACAATGGTGAATGGACCGAGCGTGATCGGCTTCCGGTCCTCCAGATGCACCACATTCCGGAATGTGGCCCCGCTTGGTGTGAATAGGTCCGCTGCCGCCAGAACGGATTGGGCCGCTTCGCCAATCAGAAACCGCGTCTGGTCCGGAAGACGGTATGCGAGGCCGTAGTGGTCCTGGTGAGGATGCGAAATGACAACACCAAGCAGCGACGGATCCAGCGTCTCGAAACCGGGGACTGAATGCAGCGGCACCTCATCAGGAGAAGCGGCATCTAAAGGCAATCCGACATCAAGGACGATGCGCGTGTTCCTTGATTCAATCTCAACGCAGGAGCCCCCGATCTCTTTCGTTCCGCGGTGTATGCAGACCCTCATAGCACTGTTTCCATTCCGCGCGGCCCGGAGCAGGCAGTCGTTATTGCTCCCGATGGCCGCCGAGAGGCGGTAGCCACACTCACGTTACCAGAAGCCCGCGGGTAGACTGATAAACCCTACGAGAACAGGGCGCGGCTTTGGCTTCTTCCTTGAGTCCTCACGCTACTTTGGCCCCATCTGAATGCCCGCTGACAACAAACTCGAACTCGTCGTTGAAGTTGACGTCAACCGGGCCAACGCTTCGATCAAGAGCGTCAACGCCGGCCTGTCGTCGATGGAAGCCACGGCGGTGAAGGCCGCGCGCGGAGCCTCTTCCGGGATCGACGGGCTGACATTGTCGGTGGCCAAGGGTGCCGCGGCGGCAGGTGTCCTGGCCTCGGCGTTCGAGAGGGTTGTGGGATGGGTGAAGTCTCAGATCGAGGAGACCAGCCGCCTGGCCGCGCGCAACGAAACTCTGGCTGTCGTCAACGCGCAACTCGCCCGAGCCAATGGCTATAACGAAGGCTCGATTGAGCGACTGGTCACACGGATCAAGGACCTGGGCATCACCACGCAGGCCTCGCGCGACATCGTCAACAAGATGATCGCGTCGCAGTTGGATCTGTCGAAGGCCACCGACCTCGCGCGGCTGGCCCAGGATGCAGCCGTCGTCGCCGGCCAGGATTCTTCCGCCGCCCTGCAGGGCATCATGAGCGGCATCACTACGCAGCAGATCGAAGTGCTGCGCACCTATGGCATCAACATCCAGTTCGAGCGGGCGTTCACCGAGGCTCGCCGGCGGCTGGGCCGGGACATGACCGAGATCGAGCGGCGCAATACCGCGCTCAATGTCGTGCTGGCCGAGGGCCCGAAGATCGCCGGGGCGTATGAAGCCTCGCTCGGCACGGTCGGCAAGCAGATGGGCTCGTTGAGCCGGTATGTCGAAGAGGCGAAGGCGGCGATCGGAGCGGAGTTCCTGCCCGAGATGCGGCGGATGATCGAAGGCCTAACGGATCTCGCCAAGTGGGTCAACCGGAACTCCGACGCCCTCGGGCTATTTGCGAAGGCGATCGCGGCGGCAGCGATTGGGGCCGCCGTGGCGCAGTTTATCGGCTGGATTGCGAGCGCCAAGCGGGCCGTGGATGCGCTCACCCTGGCCATGACCCGGAATCCGTTCACTGCGATTGCGGTTGGGGCGGCGGTGGCAGGCACGGCGATCTACGAGATGAACCAGCGCACTCTCGAGGCCAATGAGGAGTTTGTTGCGATGCAGCGGGCCGCCGACGATCTGAGGCGGATCAACGAGGCCATCAACGCCGGCAAGTCCATCGAGGATCTGAAGAAGATGGGTTTCAGCCTCGAACAGGTGCGCGCAGCGATGTTCGGCGGCAAACAGGGGGCGAAGGAGTTTTTCGACGCCTTCGACAACGACGAGTTCCGAAAACGGATGCGGGATCTGAACCAAACCGGAGTCGATGCGGAGGAGGCCCGGAAACGCAAGGCAGAGACGGAAGCGCTCGCCAAGGACATCGCCAAGCATCAGATCCAGGCCGAGCGCGAATCCGCGCAAGCTGTGACCGATGCCCGGCGTGGGAATCAGACCGGCTTCGCGCGCGAGATGGCTCAGATGAGCGATCAGGCGAAGAAATGGGGGACGTTCACCGACGATAAGGGCGTAGAGCACCAGGCGGGGCTCACCCGGCGCGCCTGGCAGAACGTCATCGAAGAGCTCTCGCTGCGCTGGGCGGCGTTCCGGGAGAAGTTCCAGCGCGACACCCGCGCGCAGCTGGCCGAGCACGTCGAAGCCGAGCAGGAGGCCGCCCAGCGGCGGCTGGCCATCGAGGCCTCCGTCGTTCAGAAGCGGCTGGAATTTGGCGAAGAGATCGCCCGCCGGAACCTCGATCACCTGGATCGCACGATGGGGATTGAGGAGCAGCGCGCAACGCTCGCGCGCGATGCCCGCCTGCGCGCGCATGAATCCGTCGATGCGCAGACCATCGAGCAGAAGGCGGCAGTCGAGGCCCAGCGGGCGCAAATCGAGATCGACCATATCGAGCGGGTCCACGGCATCCGGATGCGGATGTTTGAGCTTGAAACCTCGACCCTCCTCATCGAGGAAGAGGCCGCGATGGCGCGGCTCGGCCACCGGGCCGACGAGATCCGGGCGCGGATCGCGGAATTGACGGCCCAGCGCGACGAGATCAAGCGGGCCAACCAGGACGAGACCTCGGCAGCGATCGACGCCGCACGCCAGAATGCGACCAACCGGACCGCCGAGATGATCCGGGACCACAACCGGGGGATCTTCGATTCCTTCAAGCGCCAGGCCGAGGGCGTCTTCGATGCCCTGCTGACGAAATCCTATTCGATCTGGTCCGCTATAGGGAATTCGCTCAAAACGGCGCTGCTCACCGCCATCAAGGATGTCGTCACCTCGCGCGTGGCGGCGGTGCTGATGCAGATGTTTACCGGCACGCCGGTTTCCTTGCGCCCAGCCACCTCCGGCGGTGCCGGGATGCTCGGTGGCCTGGGCGGCCTGCTCGGCATCGGCGCGGCGCCAGTCTTCGGCGGAAGCGCTGGTGTGGCGGGAACTCCGCCGTTTCTGCCGACCAGCGTCTCGGCGCTCAATCCGGCGGCACAGGCCTCTGCCGGTGCGCTGGCCTCGCGCGGGGTGGGAGGGCTGGCCGGGCTGAAGGAATTTCTCGGCTTGGGCGGCGGCGTGCAGTATGCCCCCGGTGCCGCCACGACCTGGCAGGCGGCCAGCATGTCGCAGAAACTGTCGGCGTTGGGCCGCTCGAATGCCGCGTTGCTCGGCGGCGGGCTCCTCGCGATGGACGGCCTGCGGCGCGGCGGCTGGACCGGCTTAGCTGAAACTACAGCCGGCGGCGCGCTGATCGGCTTCAAATACGGTGGCCCCTTGGGGGCGGCGATCGGCGCAGCGGCGGGTGCGGCCGCGGGCTTCGTGCGGCTCTTCATGAAGGGGTCGGACCAGAAGGCGATCGACAAGATCCGCGACATCTATAAGGTGACCGTCGACAAGGGCTTCGCGCGGTCGGTGGTCGAGATGGCAAAGTCGAGCTTCGGCGGCAATCTCGAGGCCGCCGTCCGGTCGGCGCAGGTGCGCGACATGGTGTTTGAATACGCCATGGCGACGGGCCAGAACGCCGGACTCGTGGACAGCAAGCCGCGTGGCGTGTGGATTACCCAGCAGGGAGGGGTGCTGTCGCAGTCGGGCTTCACCATGAATGGCCAGCAGTACGGCTATGCGTCGAGCCTGCCGGGCCTGGGTGGCCTCCGGACGCCGCAGCAGCAACCGCAGCAGCAGGTCGTCTATGTGACGATCCAGGCCGACGGGGAATCGACTGAACGTTTCCTCGAAGGCAAGACCGTGAAGTTTGTCCGCAACAACGAGGGTGCAATCACTTCCTCGTTCAACGCGGGGATCTCAAAGAGCCTGGGCCGGACGGCGGCGCTGACCGCATTGAGCGATCCGATGGCGGTGAAGATCTGATGCCCGGAAACGTGGCGGCGGCGGTCGCGACGGCGGTGATGCCGAGCAGCCTCTGCTCGGTGTTTCGCGAGACGCGGGCGTGGCCGGTGCACGAGTCGGGCGGCTACACAGATGGCCTTTACCAGGCCGCAGTCCAGGCTGAGGTGAGCCGGAAGTCGTGGGAGATCGGCAAGCTGCTCACCTTCTCGCAGTGGCTCTCGTTGAGTGCGTTTTACGACTCCTCGAACGGCCCACAGAAACCGTTTTACTGGTATCCGAACGTCGCCGACTACGATCCAACCGGCTCCTACACCGCGGGCCGGCACCTGGTCCGCTTCGATGGCGCGTTGAGCCGCACCTACCGTCTGGGCCGCCAGGAGGCAAGTCTGCGCCTCATTGAAATCGAATAGCCGATGCCCGAATACCTCGGACCAGTTGCGATCCCCGAGCCGGGGACGGCGGGAGTGTTTCCCGTCACGCTTGATTACTCGAGCGTGGAGGTGCGGGAGCCCCAGGTTGTTGTCCACCGCTTCGGCACGCTCGACGCGAAGGTCGAGCAGCGCTACTTCGACGGGCCTGGTGTGCGCCGGTTCCAGGTGCAACTGGCGCGGCTGACGCAGGCGCGTCGGGCGGCTGTGGTCGATTTCTTCGAGGCCCGGCGCGGGAGTTACCAGCCGTTCACGCTTCAGATCGCCGAACCGGACGGGACCGTCGCGAGCTTCACGGCGCGCTTCGCCGAGCCCACGCTCTCGCTCGATGCCTCGGCGGACGGCGCATGGCGGGGATCCGTCGAACTCGTTGAAGTACCCACCGCGACGCCCAGCTACACCGTCGCCTCCACTGAGACGCGCTTCCCTGGCTCTGCGCTCAAGGCCGCGCTGCTCTCGCAGACGCAAGTTGCCATCCCGCTCGTCCGGATTGCGGCCGCCGAGCATGTTCTTCATCTCTCCGATCGCCGCGTCTCCATCGGCGGCAACCTCTATCAGCCGCGCTTGATGAGTTGGGGCGGGATCAGCCAGACGATGGGTGAGGAGGCCGACCAGGCCAGCTTCGTTTTCGGCAACGGCGACCGTGTCTTCACCTCGCTGGTGAACCTGGTCGACCTGTTCAAGGCCGAGATCGAGTTTTCGGCCTTCCATGCCGGCACCGGCGTCAAGATCGACATCTGGAAGGGCTTCATCGGCTCGTGGTCGTTTGATGGCGGGCCGGAGTTTCGCATCGAAGCCCACGACGGGCTTTATGCACTGCGCCTGGGATATCCTGCACGCAAGATCGTCCGGCAGGACTCCGATCCCCGCCGCACGTTCGCGATCCCGAACCAGCCCGTCAATGTCGGCGGCAAGAAGGGGATCAGCCGGATCACCAGCGTCTCCGTCGCGAATGACACCGCCTACGGGCGTCCGGTCAAAGACATCTGGGTCAATTCGACGACGGCGTTGCCGGTTGAATGCGATGTCATCGCCGGGCGCGACGAGAGCGAATTCTATGCCGCGCTGGGCGTCGTGGGCCGCGGACCGCTAAACGGCTACGGCAACGGGCACACCCTCGACGGGCAGCCGCACCACGGGCCCGGCAACCTGGGCCTGCGACGAGCCTACGGCGGGACCCCCGCGACTGGCGGTGAGGCCGCCGCCAACCTGCAGCCCGATCAGGGCAGCGACTCGTTTGCCCTCGATGCCGTCGGCGCACCGCTGCCGGTGAATCCGCTTGATGGTGTGGCGTTTCTGCAGATTCGCCGGACGGACGAAAAGGGCATCCAGGCGGTGCGCGCCGAAGAGCGCCGCATGACGGCCTATGTCACCGCCGGCCTGGGCGGATGGACGTGGTCGGGTGCCGGGCCGTATACGCGTGCGTGGCAAACGAGCCTCACCAATCCCATCTGGATCGCCATCAACACCTATCTGAACGGGCTCGGGCTGCTGTGGGCCGCCGATGCCGAGCAACAGGCTCGGTTCGATGTGGGTGCGGCCGTCGCAGCGGCCGCGATCTGCGACGCCTACGTGGAACCGGTCATCGGGACGGGCACGGAGCGGCAATTCACCTTCCAGGGGATCATCGGCGAGGAGAAGCCGCTGCGCGACTGGATCCAGGAGATCCTCTCGTCGTGCCTGGGTTATGCGACTCTCGCCTTCGGCAAGCTCAAAGTCGGTATCCGGTCGAACTCCTCCACCGTCGAGGCCTTCACCGCCGGCAACATCCTGTTTAACAGCCTCCAGCTTTCGAGCCGCTCGCCCAGATTCAATGACCTGACGGTTGCGTTTTCGGACGTCGACTACGGCTTCCAGCAGAACACCGTCAATCTCAAGGATTCAGACCACATCGGCGCGACCGGGACGCCGCTGAAGGCGAACGTGAACCTGCTTGGCGTTACCGGCAAGAGCCAGGCCGCGCGCATTACCACCGTGAAGCTGCGGGAGGAGTTGGGCGGACTGACCCAAGCAGAGCAGCGCGCCGCACGCCGCGTGGAATTCCGGACGACGATCCTGGCGCTCAATGTCGAGCCGGGCATGGTCTGTTCGATGACCGCCGCGGACATGCCGGGCGGCACGGGCGAATTCCGGGTGACGAGTTGGCGGCTGAACCCGGACTGGTCGATCGATGTCGCGGGAGAGTCGACCTGCGATGCGATGTATGACCTCACCGTGGGCGACAAGCCCACGGATGTCCAGCCGGACCCGCTGCCCGAGCGCCAGGTGTATCCGGTCGACGTCGGCGGCACCGTAGGCCAAAACCTGCTCCACAACATGGGCTTCGAGCGGGGCCTCACGAACTGGCACGGCTCGATCCCGGCGGCCGGAATCACCATTGTCCAGACCGAGCCCGATACGGGGATGAGTTGTCTGCGGATTGCGGCGACCGGTGCGACCGAAATCCATCAGCCCGCTGGCTTTGCCGACGGCGAGGGCGACGTGTTGCCGTGCGACGAGGATGAGACGTTCCTGTTTCGGGGGCGGTACCGCTTCGACGCCGGATCGGCGGTTGTCTCCGCCCAGGCGAGGATCGCCTTCTATGACGCGACCGGCGGCTACATCGACGCCGGCGCGACCGACCTCGATCCGGCGAAGACCGATTGGGACGATTTCCTGCTATCGGCCACCGCGCCTGCCGGGTCCAAGTACATGGGCATCTTCCCGTGGTTTGGCGAACTTCTCTCGGGCGCCATCTACCTCGACACCCTCGTCGCCGAGCGCAGCGTCTCGCTGAACGAACCGGCCATCGGCGAGATTTCGGAGATTAACGCCACAGCGGCGATCAGCGTCGACGACGGCATCGTCATCGAAGTCTCCGCGGCCTGTCCCATGGATGAACACTTCGCCGGTTGCGAGGTCTTCGCCGAGTTGCCGAAGGCGACGGATCCGGATCCCGCGCAGCCGACTTTGCCGGGAGCACTCAGCTATAAGGGCTGGTGGTTTGCCGAAAGCGGCGGGACGCTTGCTGGCACGCTGACCTTGCCGCTGCCGCCCGTCATCTACCTGCAAAATCTGCCTGATGGCCAACTGACCGTCGTCCTCTACTTCCTGTCGCGGGCATACGGTTACGCCAACCGTTTCACCCGCCTCACCGCCATCGAGCCGATGGCGCCCGAGGGCCACACGACGGCGATCGCGCTGACGCTCGATTTCTCGGACGTTTTGCAGGAGTTGGCCGATCCGCTGGGCGACGTCACCATTCTTGAGACGCAGGTCGGCCCGGCGCCGAACGGCGGCGTCACGATCGAGGCGGCCTACAAGCCCCCGAACGTCGGTGGCCTGTCGCCGAACATCGGATCGTTCAAGGGCGTCGCCGGGCATAGCGTGCTCGCCGGATCGCTGATGAAGTCGCATGGCGATTTCATCTACGAGGGCAATCAGGATCCGACGGCCATCGACGCCATCGGCCACGCGTCGCTGGTAATCGAAAAGCCCGAGACGTTGCCGGCTGCGGTCGTCGTTCAGCTGCCGTCGTTCGACACCGAAACGCGGCGCATGCCGCAGCGCATTGGCTGGAGCGAAGGTGAGCCGGTTGGCGTGCCCGCGGGCTGGGGCGCGGTGGTCACCGTCACCGAAGAGGCACTGGCGTTTTCTGCGCCCGCGATCTCGGGTGTCGTTGTTGAGACGAAAAACGTCCCCGGCGAGGGCTGGAAGTACCGTCTCGCGGTGACACTTGCGGGAACGTTCGCCAATCACCCCAACTATGAAGCCGCCAAAGTCTTCTACCGCGATCCTGAAGACCCGCTCCCAGCGACGCCCGAGGGCTGGCTCAATCTGCGCCAGGTGGCCTTCCACATGCGGGGCGATCCGTCGCTGACCGTTTACTCGGACTGGCATCCGATCATCGCCGGAACCAACGTCGACGCGCATCTGCGCGCCGTGGCCTACGAGACCGGCGGCGACAATCCGCTGTGGTCCGCCGTTTATGGCCCAGTCGCCATCGCGCTGCCCAAGGATGACGCCCGCGACGATGCGGGCCACGACCATAACTTCGGCGTCACGCTCGACGGCTACCACTCGGACGGCAACGGCGTCGTTTACGCCAAGCTCAACGTCACGTTCTCGCCGCTCGCGGGGAGCCGCTATGTGTACGGCATCTGGGAGTATCGCGGCGAAACGCTGCCGCCCTCGCCGTCGCTGTGGACCTCGACCGACGCCAACTTTATCGCCAGCCCGGGCATGATGTGGGTCCCGGTGCCCGAAGACGAACCCGTCACCATCTGGTACGCGCTGGTCGTTTCGGACCGTGACGGCGGCGTGTGGCTCACGCCAGCGGATTATGTTTCGGATCCCTTGGCGACCGCGAGCGTCACCATCCAGCCGC